AAAAAAAAAAAACACCCGCCCCGGAATGAACCAGGGCGGCAAACTTATTTATTTAATTTCATCAATTCAAAAATTATTTGAACCGGTAAAAGCAAGATCAGCAAAACTATATACACATTTACACCGCCTTATATTGAGGAATACGGGTATAACCTTCAAACACATAAAGAACCAGATCAGAAGGGGAACACCCCTCAACGGCTGCAAGCTCTTTTCTAATGCCCTCTTCATCTTGAGCCGTGATATATACACTATACCCGTTAATATTAAGGGGGCTATCTGTATCGGGGTTAAATTCTCCATCGTCTATAATCCACTCTGAACCCATGTTAAAATATTCTATTTCAAAAGCGGCCAACGCTTCCCGGTTCCAATCATCCACGGAATAAAAAATCTCGTTCCAATCACTCTGACAGCAACCCCGGATAATTTTCCAGCCCCATTTTTTCCCGTCCACGATAGAAAGAACCCGGCAAAAAATATTGTTTGTTTCAGCTCTACTACATTGTGTATAAGCCTTTACAAGCCCTTGCAAGGCGGTTATATCGTCCTGGCTATATTCACCCTTGGAGGGCGGTAAAAATTCCTCTATGGCCTCTTGTGCGCTCTCGTAAAAGGCGGAATAATAACCGCCTGTTTCAAGGTCTTCTAAAGCCTCTTGTAAATCGCCATTATCAAGGGCGTTTTCCACTAATGTAAAAACCGCCGTTTTTCGTTCCTTAAAATCCCGATTGCCACAAACAACCATATTTTCAGGAAACAACCCATCTTCAAAAAGTAAACTTTCTTGAAATTCCGGGTTTATCTGTTTGGCGTAAATTTTCATAGCTGCACCGCCTTTACATAATAGGCCGGGTAATATCCAATTTCATAATTGCAGTTATACCTACGAAACGCATTTACTACCGTTTCAAATTCTCTATTACGGGGAACAATGGTATTAAAACCATCATTCCCAATATGGGGAAATTCTTCTTTCTGACAATCAACATAAACGCCCCACACATTGACCGGTGACACCTTGCAAGCGCACAAGCGAATAATTTCCCCGGCATTATATCGCTTTTCCGCTTCTTTCTTGCTAATACGAATATAGCCGCCTATTTCAATATTTCGCATGATATACCACCCCTTAAAACAACCGGAATAAATTAGAAGAGCGAGCTAAAATAACTCCATATTCCCCTGTCACTTTATCCCAAATCAAACCGCCGTTCATGCCATAAATTCCCCGGCTAACTCCTATTTTCTCATACCATTTTGGCAGTGTGTCCGGGTCAACCTCTGTTAGATCACGGGCCAGCCCTAAACGGACATACTCTTTTAACTGTTTTCTTGTGTATTGCTTCATCGTCCCGCCGCCCCCTTTACTAATTCTTGATAGATTAAATGAGTTAAAAGCCGTTCCGCCTGTTCTTCCGTGTATTGCGCTCTTTCCCGCTCCGACTGCTCCAAAATGTTTCCCAGGTCAACCACGGCGGAACGGTTATAGTAATAACAAGTATCTAACACACTGGGCAAGCCCTGGCACCAGTCTATAAATACCGCTTCATTAGTAAAACCTTTTGCCGCCTGATATTCCGGCGAATAGTATTTTTCACTGGCGTGAACTTCAAGAATAAATCGGGCCACATTTTGAAAAGTGCAAGGGCCGGTAAAATCATACCCGCACGGCTCGAAATGGTCTAAAATATACTGCCTTACATTCTGGCGAGCTTTTTTATTTGTTGTCTTCATTGTCTTTTCTCCCTTCTCTTTACCAGTCGAACCAAACCGAAAATATTTTCCCGATATTCTTTTAACCGCTTCATTGCTTCGGCCCTGGTATATTCACAATCTTCAATCTCCCACCCGTAACCGTAATTTGTTTCAATGTCCCACCGGTCAACGGTTTTTCTAACATACGCCATTTATACCGCCCTTCTTTCTGCATCACTGAATATCTTTTGTGTCTTTAATATACACTGAATAAATTCAGTTGTCAATAGGAAAATACAAAATATTTTCAGTGTTTTCTATACATTATAAAAGAGTAAAGAAAAGTACACTTTTCCAGACAATCGGCCCAGGCTGCGCCAGATCAGCCAGGAGCCAGAGGCCAGGGCGCAAAAGAGCCGCCGATCTCCCAAGAAGAGAGGTCGGCGGCTTCCACATAGTCGCAGAGGTGGCCTGGATAGTCGCAGACCTTCGAGCGGGATAGTCGCAAAGTTGTGAGCCATAGTCGTGAACCAAGTCACTCGTCTGTATCATAGTCGCTGGCAGTAGCTTCCAAATACTTCTGTTGAAGCTCTTCCGGGGGAGTCACCTCGCCAAGCTGGTTATTCGGGGTCAAAACCACTTCCTGCTTGTCCGCATAGCCCATGTTGTTCTTCATCAGGAAGATACCAGCGACCGGATTGATCTTCCCGTTCTGCATATAACTTTCCATCTGAGCGTTCAAAAGTTGATACGCCTTTTTAATTAAGTTACGGCTCTCGGCGGGTAGCGTCTTACTATCCACTCCATTTGCCCATGCCCATATCGTCTTTCTATCAACTCCAAAAGCCAAAGCCAGTCCCGCAACGCTCGGCTTCATATCATCCTCAGCACAAATGCTTAGATACATTCCAATACGCTCTTTGACCTGGGCAGGTTCCTTCATATCCACATTGGGCCAATCCCACATCTTCATGGAATGTTCAATATATCTACGATTATCGCCCGGTTCAGCATGGACACTCATAGCTTCCGTCCGATCAGGTCGCTTGTTCCCACCAGTCCCCTTCGGACGGCCACGCCCTCTCTTCGGAGTCAATTCTTCACTCATATTCAGCACTCCTTCACTAATTATTTTCAGTTAGCCTTTAGTGAGTTTAGTGACCCATTTTCGATTTTTGCTATAAATCTCTCTATATATCACTCTCTATGGAGGGTTTATACAGAAAAATATAGAAATAGCGGTCAAAAATGCCTTCAAAGCCTTGCGCCACAAGGGTTTCCGGTAGTGGCCGATTATTCACCAAAAAAGTCACTAAAACGCACCAAAGGCCAAAAGTCGCAAATATATTCAGTAGGCCACTAAATATATTCCTCTCATGCCGGGAACAAAACTACGGTTTTCGCTCCATCCTTTTGAAGCCACTCAAAATAGGCGATTTTGTCTACCCGGCACCCTTCTTCAAACGGGTTATCAGTATTGCAAATGACCATTTCCACAGAAGCGTCTTCGGGAATATTGGTTAACTTTGCTTTCAGTTCTTTCACGGTCATATTTCTTCCTCACTTTCACTCGCAGAGGTATCGTCACCTTGCATGGAAGCTCGTATAAAAGCCTGGGTCAAGATCATGGCTTCTCCGGGAGTTGCACCGGCTTGAATGGTGGCTCGGTAGAAGAGGATGCCGGTTTCAGCCAGAACACCGATTGCCTTATACAGCTCCTTGAACTTGTCATTGTTACTCATTACGGCCATCTCCTTTCTCGCACCGGAGAGAAATCATTTTCTCTCTGGTCAGCTTATCTACTACTCTCCCAATCTCAAAGTAGCCGGACATAGCCGCCAGTCGTTCCAGATTTTTTGCGGTCTGTGCTGTGACCAAGATGGACATACGGCGCATATTTTTCTTGTTCATGTCATACGCTCCCCTTCATACGAATGTCCCGGTAGGTGGGATAGCCAGAGTAGACAGTCTTGCCCCCATGCCATTCCGGGTGAGCTTCCATGTCGGCATTAAACCGCTTTGCGCTACACACAAAATAGCCGTTGGACTTACACCAAATCTTGTAAGCGTCATAGAGCGTCTTAGCTCTGGTGTAGACACCTCCGGCCTTTTCACACCTTTCTTCTAAGAACTGCAATACCAAGTCATTGTCTTTCTCATACTGCTTGACTACCTGACGCATAGCCGGGGACATTTTCAGGCCGAACCGCTTATATTTGAAGTAACCCTCCAAGAGCCAAGTGAAAATGCCACGCATGGCCTCCTGGGTCTGAAATTCACTTTTGAGGTTTTTGTCCTGCTCGTCTTCGGTGAAGTGACGGTTGAACTCCACTACCCGCACACGGTCAGAGGCAAACAGGCTCTTGTCATTGACAGAGGGGAGGTCGTTACAGGACAGCCAGAGAGTGAATTGGGGGAGGAAAGTCGTAGTAGCTTCGTAGAGGTTCCGGGCCTTGATCTCTTCTCCACCAGTGAGCTGCTTGATTGTTTCTTCGTCCAGCTTGCCATACTGGTTGCTCTCCGCCATGGTCACAAACCGCTTACCTTTAAGGGAAGCCAGCATGGGGTTCGCTGCCTCTGCGTTCTTTGACCGGTCAGACTTGCAGATAATGGACACGGGGGACACAGAAGCGTAGTCGCCCAGGAGATGATGAATGGCACTCAGCATGGTAGATTTTCCGTTGCGAGTGGTCTTGCCGTGGAGGATGAACATACACTCTTCATTCGCCATACCCAGCATAGAGTACCCCAGCGCCTTTTGCAGATAGTCAGCCTTGTCTTCGTCATTACAAGTAACCTCTGCAACGAACTTCTCCCAGCGGCGACACCGTGCGTCCTGTAAGGTGTAGTTGAAATTGGTCTGCATAGTCAGGAAGTCCCGCCAATCATGCTCACGGAACTCCATCTTCTCCATGTCGTAGGTTCCATTCAGGCAGTTAATGAGAAAGGGATTTGCGTCAAACTCTTCTGCCGTAATCGGCATGACGCTGGCAGCGTCCTTCATGAGCCGGTCACGGAAACGCCGGTCGCCCATTTTTACGATAAACTTCATATACTCCCTACGGCGATCTTCGTTGTCAATCTCTCCGCAGTAGAGAGCCATGAGGCGGCAAAATTCCTTGATTTTCTCAGCTACCAACAGGGAGCCAATATCCTTCCTCCATGCTCCCTTAGAATAGGTGTACCAGCACTTTGCCTCCGGGCAAAAGCGGGTATCATTCTGGTAGCACTCGGAAAACAGCTCTGCCATACCAGACTCGTCCCAAGAATAGCCGGTGCCGCTGATCTGGTGGCTCCGCTCCGGCTTGGCCTCTTTGATGTAAAACATCTTTCGGGACAGGTCTTTATCCATGATGTACCGGCCATTGGAGAGCTGAAAAAGTTCCTGCTCTTCCGTGGTCATAATTTCATCGGCCATTTCTCGTCACCTTCCTCATTGCCTTTGCTATTACCAGCACCGAACAAGCCTGAGCGTCTTCATCCCACCACGCACACCTCTCTTGACAACAATGCAGAACTTCGTCCGTGGAAGCATTGAGAGGGCAATACTGCTTATTCTCCATCTGTTACACCCCCCCCATAGAAGAAAGCGTTTCTCAGGGCTGTGTCGATATGGGACATGATCTGAGGCGGAAGGGTACAGACATATTTCCAGTCTTCGGTAATGTCGATGACCCGTACCTGTTCACACTCGACCATGCTTTGCTCCAAGTTCTCCCATACAAAAGCAACATGAGTGGGCATTTCCAGCCGCTTCATCTTTGTGGTCAGAGGGACTACAATGCTGGTGGGAGAGAACTGGTTCCCCATGTTATTTTGAACGATGACCCAGGGCCGCTTGCCTCCCTGCACATGGCCGGAGGCCGGGATAGGTACATCTATAATGACAACATCTCCACGCTGATAAGGTTTCATAAATTACCTCCTATATCTGGTAACTGAATTTACAATGGTTTCAATCTCCGAACGAGGAAGAGGCGGCTTGCAAGCCTGAGTGTTGGCATACAGCAGCTCTTTGTAAATCTCTGCTTTGGAATATCCCTGATTGTGCATCTGACCGGCCAGAGAAGTCAGACTTAGGTTCCGGCTTCCGGTAGTGATTGTTGGATATTCAGGTTTCAGAGCGATTTTTCCCGGCTCTGGCTTTCGGTAGATTGGGGAGTAAATGCGTTGTGGAGCGGAGGAACCGGCACCCTCTTTCGGAACATCGGGGAAATACCTGGAAACGATATAGTCAATCGCTTCTTGGTTTTCAATGATCTCCGAATAGATAATGACTTTTCCGGTCATAATAAAGTACCGGCCACTCCGATAAATCTCCACCCCGGCTCGGTTGTTACGACCTTTGAAGGGGAGAGAGCCTTTCAGCAGAATGTGTACCCCTCTTCCGCTGCGGCTCTTCTCCGTATAAGAACCGCAATGGCCGATAATGTCAGCGGCCAACGGGTTCAATAGTCCTTCTGAAAAACCGTCATCAATGTCAATCCCGATTAGTCCATCGTCATTGAACACATATCCGATGCCGTCATAGATGCCGTTCGCCACATTCAACACAGCACAATCAAAAGTTCCCCAGGTATCAGGCAACACAGAAGAGGCAGCTTTTTTCTGGCCGGTCTGCATGGGAACCTTGCTGCTATTCCAGACATTGACCCATTGGGCCTTTTCTTTCAATTCAGAGGGTATTTTTTCATACATGACGGCACCTCTCGGTCATTCAGGTTTCATAAGGGGAAGGGAGCGACCAATCCCATGTTTCTCCGCCTTTGTAGGCATTTCTGAAATAATTGTGTTTGCCATCTCCGCTGAACCAGAGATAGTCAGAAGGTAGAACCCGCCCCGTATTGGTTTCCCCATCTTTTTCCGCATACCATCGGGTAAGAACATCTTCACACAGGGCTTTAATTTCATCATCAATCGGGTTATCTGCATCATACCCGATGAATTGATAAGGAGCGGTAACTACCGTAGTGATCGAACCATATCCCTGATCGACACGGTTGAGCGCACACCACACACAAGCGGCCTTTTCCGTATCAGACGGTACACCCCTGGCCTCTCCCCATACCATCTTTGCCAGCACATCAACCTCTTCCTCGCTCCAAAGAGGAACAGTGGGTGTGGGTTCCGGTGTAGTGACTTCAAGCACAGGAAGTTCAGGAGGTTCAATGATTTCTGTTTCCGGCTTGGCGGAACAGGAAGATAGGAGAACCAATGACAGCAGCAGTACCGGAAGCAGCTTACTCATTAGTGGTTTTCCTTTTCTTTGGAGAGGTCTTGGTGGCGAAGAAATACTTGTTATCCACACAGACCGGATAGCCGGGAAACCTATTGCTGGCTCTCTTGGTTCCCTCGCTGTAAATCTTTTCCGCAGTTTCAAGCGGCATTTCGCCGGTAACATGATCTACACCGGCGACCATGATATACGGGACTTTCCCGTTATTGTTCACGAATGTCATGAATACTTCCCCTTTCTCTGTTCCATGCCTCCACATCGACACCAATCTTTTTCAGTTCTTCTTTGCAGAGCCATGTGTAATCGTCCGGCATTTCGTAATGTTGAATAAGCCGGTCATGCTCTGCGGCAAATGCTTCATAAAAGCGTCTGAGCCGCTTAGGGCCAAAGCCCAGGTGAACCGCAAGGGTATAGAGAACCATTGCGTCAATGTCATCGGTATAGCGTTTGTCCGCTTCAATGATTTGCCGGTTGATCTCCATTTCCATGGCCTTTTTCTCTGCGGCGGTGAAGACTGCTCCGTAAACCTTTCCTCCGGCCTTTTTCACAATCATGGTTCACACCTCGAAGTCTTCAAAGAAAGCCGGGTATCGAGTCTGCATCTCAGTCAGGAGCATCTTTGCGACCTCTCGCATATCCGGGTGTGCGGCAGGAGCGGTACGGAGCCGAAGGAAGTGCCTCCATTCCCGCATATTGGCCGTCATGACCACCTCGGTCTTCGTGCTGTTGGGAAGAACAGACCGGGCCTCTTGTGGAGTACAGCCGAAGTCCAGCATATTGAAATAGGCTTCTTCTGCTTGGGAACAAGCCCAAAACCAGTGTCGGTAAGCTGTACCGTCTTTATCAAGGGAGCAAGGTTTGATTACCGTAATTTCAGAACCAAAGTCTTCTTTGCTGTAATTGCAATAGCGGGTACTTTCCTGGCAGTAAGAGGCCAGTCGGTGCCGGACAATCTCATGGCTCACACCTCTATCGCAGGTAAAGCGAACACTCACGCTGCCATGCTCAATGACAGCCTCATGACCTCGCTTCAAGATGTTCCTGACAAACTTTTCTGCGCTGTCCCCGGTAATCTTGCTCTCGGACTTATAGCAAGTGCGTCCGGCCAGCTCAATCAGAGAGAGAAGGTCAGAATAGGCAGGAGGATTGATAAGCTCCACTTTAGGTTCAATGATCTTCATGCTCAAACTCCTTCCACATGACTTGCCAGCATATCCGCTTGGTGCGTCCACAGCACATTGGGATAGAGGTTGACGGCTCTGGTGTAATCGTTCCACTCGGACTTGTCGGTAAAGGCTCCCATGTGATACCTGATACACAGAACCTCTTCCTCAGTCAGCTTGTAGAACTGGCTTAGGAGCATGACCGACTTATCTCCGTGGCCTTTGAGAAGTGTGTTGGGATTATGCTCCCAGGAGAGTTCATCGAAAATGGACTGTTTCTTCCCACCGATATAAATTGTGTCTTTGACAGGATGACGGTACAGGTCGATTTTGCAGAGGTCGTGGAAGATACCCACCAGATAGGGAGAACGGCAGTCCTTCCATTTCAATTCCAACCTCTCAGTCAGGCCGACCAAGTGTTTTGCTACGGACAGAGAGTGGTCAAACAAGCCACCCTCATAGTTACCGTGGTACTTAGTCGAAGCGGGAGCGGTGAAAAATCCATTGATGGTGAGATAGTCCAAAACATCAACCGTAGCCAGAGGGGTTCCGTCCGGCAGACGCATGAAGTTTAGGAACTCAGACCGGCGATCTCTTTCGGTCATGACCCAGCACCTTCTTCCTGATCTAATTTGTCGGAAAGCCGATTAACTTTCTATTTTTGCCAGTTTCTCACTTCACAGGAACATTTGAAAATACACTTAATTTGGGCCAGCATAATTTCCACATCAGCGATTTCTTCTGCGATATGCTTCACATCGGTTTGCCCTCTAAGGTGTTTGCAGAGTTCCTTTTGCAATTCAGACATTTCCTCGAAAAGCATATTGATTTGACTATTTACGCCGTAATGTTCAACGGCTCTGCTGATAACTGAATACTCACTCAGCGTCATGGTCGGAAACCTCCATTTCCAGCACCGTCATAATGGCATAATTGGCAAGGTCAATCAGGGTGTCCCGAATGGACTCGTCATTTACCTTCTGTTCCCCACTTCGGGAAAGAGTCTTAAACCGGTTAAACTTATCGCCCAACCTGATACGAGCCATTGCCATACCCTCTTCAACAAAGGTCTGGTGGAAGCTATCACCGTAATCATGGTTCTTCCGGGCATAGAGGCCGTTGATTTCCTCACAGATTTCCCGGTGCATTTGAACCTTTGTCTTTGTTGTGGTCAAAGTATCTTATCCTCACTTTCCACATATTTTTCAACAAACCATTGGCGAGGGAGAGCGGAAATTTAGCCGCCCTCCCTCGTCCATAATCAGCCAAGAAGGGCCATCAGGTCACTCTTAGATTTAGGGGCCGCAGTAGCCGCCTGAGCGGACGCAGGAGCGGTTTTGGGAGCCTGGGTGGGTGAGGGTGCCGCCTGTTCATCCCACCCGTCAGAGGGCCGCTTATCGGCCAACCGAGCGAAGGTAATGGTCTTGTCCGGCTTGTTCTTGTTCGGTTGAACATCATGCTCAATATCACACTCGATGAAGTGACCCACAAGGTCTTCATGGTCGATTTCGGTAAGCTCGAAATCCTGCAAGGCGGTTTTCGCAAAATAGCTGAACGCATTAAGCGCACCTTCGTTCGGAGAGCCGTCAGTTTTCAGCAGGGAAAACCGCTCAATGTGCTTGGCTCCGCTTTGCGTCTGCATGGTAATTTCCAGCTTGCCAAAGGCTTCCTTATAGCTGACCCCGGTAATTTTGAAGATATGGGTTCCTTCCGGGATAAGGGAAAACCCATCACTCAAACCAATTTTAGCCATCTTGTTTGTCCTCCTTAGACTTCATCATTGACGGGAAAGATGATGCCCACAAGTTCCTCGTCATCTCCGGGTAATTCCGGGAAACTCTTTACCAGCAGGGCTTTTGCGACATTGGAATTGGTGTCAATGTCGTAGGCATAAAGGATTTCACAGGTGTCTTTCCGCTCAATCAACTTCCAGTCATCGTTGCTGATCTTGATAGAAATGTCACCAGCCTGGGTCTTATAGACCCGAATACAATCCTTGATGCCGCCATCGGGATAGGGCATGATTGCCTCAGACAGAACCGCATAGTCTGTATGACCAATCTGGTCAATCATCTTGTCAATGGCCTGGGGCATATCCTGAATAGCCGCAGCGGTCACGCTTTTCACCGTAGTGGGAATGAGCATCATAGCCGTGGGGGAGGCCAGCCAGCGGTCAACAAAGGGTAGGTCTTCAATCCCTCTCTTATAGATCACTCCGCTGGAAGCCAGAGATTTCACAAAATTCTTAAACTTCATCGGTCATCCCTCCTTAATTGCTTTCGGCAGCAACCGGTAGCTGTCCTCGGTGGTACTGTACTTATCCAAAACCCCGTCCGCTTTCATAGCGTCCTTATTGATTTTGGTAGTGGTACTCTTGCTGACTTCCCAGGTATAGGCAGTACCGGCGATAGACACCTTTTTGTCCCCCTCACGGAACTGCTGAATAGCCGCCTTTTTAATCATATCGGTCAGGGTTTTGTACCGCTTCTCGTCATCGGAAACCTCGGTGGCATGAGCGTCCAGCTTACCTTTCAGCTCTTCGGCTTCTTTCACCAGAGCCTCTAAGTCGGTTTCAGGAGAGAGATTGTTGGTACGGAGAGCGGCCAGTATTTCAGCGTCCTTTTTCTCGTCATAGGCCGGAGAGAGGCCGCTTTCCACATGGTCTTTCCACCACTTCAAAGCCGGTTTCACATACCGCTTCTCGAAGTCCGGGTAACGCTCTGACACTTTGAAAGGCCGAGTGATTGTGTTGACGGAACTGCATACGAAGTTCTCAGGGTGTTCATAATCACCGGGTTCCAGGAAGGAGGCCACCATTATTACGCTGTCTACGCCCAAGAGATACGCATAAAGGGCGGCTTGGAGGGCATAATATTCAGGAATATCTTCCGCCCAATCCTCTACACGCTTGGAGGTTTTCATTTCCAGAACGGTTGTAGGCTTGCCATCTTTGCCATGCAGCAGGTAGTCCCACATACCACCGAGTACCGGCGTATCAGAGAAGAAATCACCGAAGGTCTTCTGGAAATAATTCTCGCCGTAAATATCGGTTGGAGTGACCAGATTGCTCATGAAGTAGGTGTTCTTCATGTATTCCGCCTGTTTCGGCTCGATGGTCTTACCAGCGATGGTATAAATCGTGTCCTCGAAGGGCTTCTGGTAGGTACGGGTGATCTCACACCAGACCTCAAAGGGAGTAGACCAAGGATTGAGGCCGAGAATGGTAGCGAACCGGGTAGCGGTCAGCTTCTTAGGACGCTTGGGCGGCACAATCTGAATTTTGTTGTCAAGCCATTCCATGATTAACCCCCCTGAGTGTCATACGCCGAGAGCATATCCCGTACACCGGTAATGAGCTGGTCGCACACATCAGCGGTGATCTTGGTGAAGCCCTCAGTCTTTACGGCCACATTCTGCACAAAGCTTTCCTGCTCTGCGTCCAGCTCCATGAGCTTTTTCAGTTCCGCTTTCAGCGTGGCAACCTGTTCTTCACTGGCGGCACCCTCCGGGGCGGAAGTCAGCTCGGACTTGATTTCCTGACGCTTCTCAGCGGTCACAGGAGCCTTTTTTGCGCTCTTAGGGGGAGAGGGAGGTGTCTGAGTATCTTCATCTGCACCGGAGGTATTGTCGATGCTGTCAGCCTCGATAATGTCAAGAACGAGCTGCCACAAATACCGGCGCATATAGGTGATAGAACTGCCCAGGGCTTGCATTTCGTTCGTCACAACCTTGCCGCTGTTGGAGATGATAGGGGCGATCTGCGTGAAGGGAGCCTCAAAGGTAATAGGCTCTTCATCCCGATCATCACAGTTGAAAACTTTGGCAATGGCGTACTCCTTGCCGAAGGTGGGAGCCATCAGCAGACCCACTTCCGTGAAGATGGACTCGGCCACAGGAACAATGTCACTCAGCTCGAAGTACATGAACTCCAAGTGAATGTTTTTTCCGGTTTTCTTCACACCGGCTTGCAGGAACTTCAATCGGGCAATCTGCAACTTCCGGCAGATATTCATGCCGCTGTAATCAACGGCGGGTGCGGGGGTCTTTTTACTCTCGGTAGCCATTTTTCTTATACCTCCTGAAACTTCTTCAAAAACTTGTGAGAACTGATATACTCATTGATCTTCGCTCTCTGCTTACCCGCAGCCCTACGGCGGTTGAAAAACAACCGTCTGCGCTCTGCTCTACCAGGATTTTTCTTCATATTGAACCCTCCAATAATTTCAACAGATTTCTTTTCGTGACAGCGATAAGATTATCGCCGGTCAACATCTTCCATCGGAATTTGCGGTCTGTCGGCACAAGCCCAAGGTCTTCTGCTTGAAACCGAAGATCATAGTCACGCACCGTATGGCCGTCTGCCTTGAATGTGACCGGACTATCCCTATCCCATTTCAAAAGCAATTTCCAGAGGTCAGGGTAGGTTTTTCGCAATAATCGGAGCTGGTCTATTCCTTGATTGTGACAGAACCAACACCCCCCCCTTGTTGCGGTTGTGTAAATCGGAGAGAGCAAGTCCCGCTCTTCACACCACTTCCGGCAGTAGGCTTCATCCCACCCGACTTCCACCAGGGGCATTTTGAAGCCGGGTTTAGTGTGACGCTCAATGCGTTCCGGTTCATCCGCAGCTATTCCGAGGTACTGCACAATATTTGTTTTTGCCCCTTGTGCAATGGGGCCAGTAGAAAACCCGGCGTTTGAGATCGCTCGTACACCAATTCCCCTTGATGATAGGGAAGCCGAGGATAAGACCCGTCTTTGAGCTTTTTGCACCATGCGCTGATTGTAAACGGGAACCCGTTGCAGATTTCGGAGTTTGAGTCGGCTGTTGCACCATGGAGCGAGGCGAGGTGGGAACCCGGCAATCGGAGATACCCCCCCCTCACCGAAACGATTTATCGTTGTTTCTTTTCTGATAGGAACATGGTAGAACAGTTTTTCATAAGTCAACTTCTCACCATTCCGAACTGCACATTGATGTTCTACTTCAACCCCATACCGCTCTCGAATGATTTTATCTGCATGAACCTTGAAGGAAACCATTGGCGGCAGATCAGCCGGAATATCATCCGTTGCCCACACTTCCGCATGAATGATACGGTCAAGCGGCCAACCAAGCTCTTCAATGGCTCCCAAGCAAGCTAAACTGTCCTTACCATAGGAGAGTGAAAGGACATACTCTGTGTTCGGTTCTCTTTCCAAGACTATCCCTCCAACAAAGCCGTCAGCTCTCGTTTGACCTTATTTACTCTCCGGGTATTCCGCTTAGGAGGCTTGATACCAAGGAAATCCCGGACATACCGTTTTGCCAGCCGGATATACCAGTCACGGTCAATCACCTCAATAGAGAGATGATTGTCATTGTCTACCACGCACCTTGACGGTAATCCGGCAATCTTCACGGGGTTTCCAGTCGAGAGGTGCATTTTGTAGAGCGTTCCCATACGGTGATTGTCCGTGGCATAGACCCGGTTGACTTTCTGTACCACTTGTAATTCTCCATCCACCTCATGAAGAGCGTCACCATACTTACTCCCAGCCTTGGCGATCAGTTGGAAGTCCAGCAGCTTGTTACACTCCATGATAGTCTGCTCCACAGGAACCCCGTAGGCCAGACAATCCTTGACCGCTCTGGCAACTACACAGGCGTTGTTATTGACATTGAACGCTCCTGCCGGTGCAATCCCTCGAACCAGAACTCCGCCTTTGATTTTGGGGTCGCCCTCAAACGGGACTTCCACATAATTGTTTACATCTTTCTGGCAGATCATCTTTATCAGGTCTTCTTCCAACTCGAAGCCGGTGCGCTGTTCCCATTCTCCGGTAATCTCTTGATACTTGGGAACATCGGAGTCATCAAGGCTGACCATGATACCATCGGTGTTGAGCTGAATGATTTTCAGCGTAGGGCAATCCTGAATGAGATGGATAGCCATTTCAAGAAGCTGTAACTGTCCTGAGATACAGACCGAGCGGCCCATGAGGGGGTCATAGAGGTCGTTATACTTGTTCAACATGGCTCCATAGGTGGTGTTCAGCACCAGCTTTAGAGCATTGGCCGTGGCCTTGTCACCAGCCTTTTTCGCTTTGACCCGCCGCTCAATGGTAGCTGCATACACATCGGGAGAGGGAATGTTTCGGCTACAATAACCGTTCAAGGTCATCTGGTGAGGATAGTAGCTGGCAACATCTTTATTGCGGATGGAACGGGTTTTCGTAGCTTCCTCCCGGTAACATGGAATGGCCCCATGAATACCTCCGTAGGCAATCGTGCAAGGGCAGTCACCAACCATGATTTCCAGCTTCTCTTTGAACACCACCTCATTGGGGATGGTCATGTCTTTCAGCCGGTCAAAAAATGCAAATACCTCCTGCGGAATGTACTGGCGTAACAGAGTAGCCGGGTACTGATATTCCCGCTCGTCATAATGGGGTTTAGGCTCTGCGTCAAGGTAGGCAGCAGTTAGCTTGGCATTGGTCATATAGAGGGCCTTTGCCGGGTAAATGCCTTTCTCTTTGCCCAGGGTCAATTTGCTGGACAGGTAGCCTTGTCGAAGGTCATCCAACTTATCGGTTGCGTCCACATCATGCTTGCAGTAGAAGATGACCTCTTCCAGCTCTTCGGGAGTCAATGGTCTATCAAGATTGAAAGATACAGTAGTTTCCCGAATATCCATACCCAGGTGAGCTTCTATTGCTTTCAGGGACAATCCCATTTGGCAATCGTCCATGAGGTCGTATTGGTCAAAGTATATCCGGCTCTCTCGAAGATCAGGGTGTTCCCATCCCTCATGCCCCTGGACGATGATGAAATCATTGACCACTTTCACCTCTTCCGGCGTATAGTCTGCCAAAACAGCTTTCAGAATGAATTGGTCATAGTGCTTGTTATTGAACCCGGCCAAAAGTGGCTCCTGTTCCATGAACTGTTTGACTGCTTCGTTGTCGTTGTGAATTACGGTGTACTCTCCGGTGGCCTTGTGTTTGAACACGAAAAGCCAATCAAAGGCAAACACCTCGCAGTCAAAGATAAAAAGATTATCCACTCATATCGCCTCCCCACTGTCGGGCCATTGCTTGTGCAACACCCGGAAATGTTTTTGAACGAGTTTTTGGGTCACGCTCATTCCTACCCTGAAATCTTCGGTAATTCCCATGAGCGTCTTTACAACCTCCATTAACATACGGGGTAACTCCTTCCCGAATAATATCGGTAGGGGTAAGGGGGGGGAGGTTTTTAAGCCACAGGCAAGTCCGCTTCGTGTAAGGGTGTCCGAACCACCACGGTTGTATCGCTTGGGTATATTGCGGCAACTGGTGGATTTTTCCGGGTGTGGGGTTCTCAACACAAATTTTCTGGCAATCTGCTTCCAGAAACTTCATGAAAAACGCTTTGGCTTCAACGGCTTTCTCCATTCGTTCTTTATTGATTTCCCCTTTTATTCGCAATCGGACAGAACCCGCATTGGTCAGGTAGGTGCATGGAGGAAAAGCAATCAGCAAATCCCATGTTCCAACAATGGCGTGAAGATCACCGTCCATCGTAATAAACGGCTTATTGCCATTGATAAGAGGAAGAACATCTCCTTTGATGTGCCATTCCGGGTGCCCACCAGAACACTCTTGTGTATCGCAAGAATAGGCTTCGTGCCCTAATTTCCGAAAGGCGATACATACCGCTTGACTCTCTTCACAGGCTACAAGGACTTTCATTTTGCCTTGGCTCCCCGGATGATATAGATACACTTATCAACTCGGTAAGCATCATACCCCTTCGGGTGCTGCTCATTGTACTTGCGCTTATGACCCGAAATGGTTGCCAGCTTGTTCTTCGCCTCTTCCTTGGTGTCATACTCAAAGCACATATTCTTTGCGTTACCACTGGTTAGAAAATCTTCAATGGCCTTGACTTCTTCGCTCTTGGTAAATCCCCTTCTGTCGGGAGCCTGAACATTGTAGGTAATTTTCAATCTATTCACCCTCTTCTTAATTGGTTTCCGGGGCAGCTATCGTGTCGATATAACAGAGGTCTTCTGTACCCGGTATAACATCAAACAGACTGACCGTAACTGGCTCAGAGGCTTGTTTTCGCCTTTCATGTCCTACGGCAGAGCGCATTGCGGAACAGGCCACCGTGATAAACTTCAATTTCTGCAACTCAGGAAGTGCAAAATATCGCTTCACACTTAACAGATACCGGAAGATGACCACATCAAACCATTCATCAGAGTTTAAGCCCTGTTGTCTTAAATAGCGGTACACAATACTAATGTGTTCCGAAGCAAACCGGCTTTCTTCAAGTGTGAGAGGCCGTTCATAAAACTGTTTCGGGAGCCTGACTGCTCCACCCACATCACACTCACGGGTTTTCATTTGCCCCCCCCCTCATTCTAAAATTTTGCAGCCGCATTTGCGGTACGAAGTGCATCGTTTTTTATAACTGCGGACAAGGTATTGAATACCGTTATCCACATAATCATAGGCAATCGGTTCTCCCTTGCCCTCAAAGGTTCTGGCAATACGACCTACGCTCTGTGTAATAATGGCGTAATCCTTTTGCGGAGTGGTGAGGTACAACCGGTCAAGCCTGGGAATATCCAACCCCTCTTTTGCCAGGGCATAGGTTGCGAACAAATAGTGCTTCTTCCCAGCTCTCATGTCCTCTATGGCCTGTTCCCGTTTCGCCTTGCCCTTTTTGGAAGTCATTTTCCCGTCTACCATTACCGCTTGATCTCTCAAATGCTTCGGGAGATGGGCCATCAAATATTCCAGGTGGGCCAACCGGTCAGACAAAACAAGGTTGTAATGCTCGGCGTTCAGCATGAGATCACCAACAATCTGACCGTTTCTACGGAAGTCCTCAGCCAGATAATTTATCAACTTGGCATAGATGATCGTGCCGTCCGTATCAAGGAACTCTTTACTTAGACCAATTTGAGTAGGCCGGGGAAGGACACTGACGGTCATGATTTTATCGGCTACCGCCTCGTCTGGCACCTGATAAGCGATTTTTCCCAAAAGAGCATAAGTAGCAGCAATCATGCCGTCTGCCCGATGAACCGTGGCAGAGAGGCCGTACTTATGCCGAGCGGCCAGTGAGCTTAGTACCTTGGAAAATTGTGTGACTGCGGTAGGTGTACCGGCTACCCGGTGGCACTCGTCCACAATGACACAGCCCCAAGTGTCCCTGTATCGGTTTAGATCAAGATTGCACATGGTCTGTACCGTTGCAAAGGTGATACCCTTACCAATCTGGACTCTTCCTTCTGTGATTGTTCCGGTCAGGGCCGAACTCATATACTGCTCCGCTCGGCTCTTGCTCTGCAAAAGCAAGTCCCTTGTATGGGTGAGCCAGAGTGTCTTTTCTCCAATCTCGCAAGCCAGCGCAATCCCAATCTGCGTTTTGCCGGAGCCAGCCGCACTCTGCAAAATCCCACGACCACTTTCTACCAGAGCGTCTTTTGCTTTCTCCTGATAATCGTAAAGGGGAATATTGCATTGGAAGTCAACCTTGGACTGCGGAGCAAAGGTCATGGACACATCGGTGAATGGAGCCAGCCGAAGAACATCATTGAAACAACCGTAGGGAAGCACCAGCGTGTCGCCATCCCATTGCATGAGGTACAACTTCTGCGGTGTATTACCAAGCCACAGGTTCATACGGGCCTTTTTGGTATAATCGGGATTTGCCAACACCAGATTTTTCTTGCACCACTCCAACAGGTCAGCGGTGGGGTTCTCAATCCTGAGCTGATTAGAAACGGTCATCCGCATTTCGACACCCACTCTTCCAGTGTAATTCCGAACTGCTTAATTTCTGACCAGTACAACGATCTCCGGGTAAGCATAGCTCTCTCCATGGCTTCGAGAGAGATAAACCATACCTCTCCGTTGGTCATTCTGAGAGCGAACCAACCTTCACCGTTTCCCGTCTGCCGCCAGAGTATCATTGCGGAATACTGATTTTCTTCCACTCGTTCCAGCCGGAAAATGTCTTTCTCACATACCTTACAGTCAATGGGATAGGTGCGGCCATTCTTAGCGGCAATCACATCAAATGGCTGTCCTTGGCTGTTTTGCGCCATCTGGTGCGCCCAAAAGCCATGCCCTGCGAGGTTGGTACAAAGCTGCCGCTCAAAAGAGGTTCCGGTCTTACGGTTCATGTTTGTCAAACCACATTCCCTCCCCACATATCTCTCAATAGTGCGTATGCCTTAACGCAATAACGAGCGGCGTTCAAGTGAGTAGTAGAACTTCGGCCCAAGTCTAAAGCCTTATCACGGAGCCGCATATATTCCTGGTATTCTTCGGAGTTACGAGAACATCTTGCCTTAATGACCTCTGCCTCCCGCATAAGTCCCTGAGCCATGCTTCGGGCCTCTTCCGCCTTTTTGACTTCCCGGACTTTACGCTCCTTGAAATAATCCAAAAGCTCTCTTACTTTTCCGTCATCCCAGCCAGGGTCAGCAACCAAGAGTTTGAAGAGCTTTCTGGTTTTCTCTATCGTGGTTGGGAAAAATTCATCGGCAAGTAACTCGCAGCCTCCGCTATACCATGAAATTTTCACAATATAGTTCATGACTCTCCTTTCTCCCCCCCCCCCCCCCCCCCCCCGGGGCGGGCGGGGGTTGGGTTTCGGAGTCGTAGC